GGTCGGGATGATCGGCATGATCTCGCCGGTCGGGTTGCCCTCGAGGTCGACGTGGTTGTAGAACGGCACGACCGGGCAGACGCCGTAGTTGTGCTCGAATGCGATGCCGTCGAAGGACAGGGTCTTGTCGTCCTTCATGTCGTCTTCGGTCGGCATCGTCGTGTTGATGTTCGTGCCCTTGAGGGTGAACTGCAGTGCCTCGCGGTCGTCGACCACGGTGACCGTGCGCAGGGCCATGCCATCGGAGTCGACGGTGCCAGTGCCGAGCATCAGGGCGTACGAGCCCCACTCGTCCAGCTCGTCGTCGAAGAAGAGGGCAACCCGCTTGGCCGAGTGGGCCCGGACACGCGGCATGGGGTCCCCGGAGAGCGGGTCTGCGCCCGGGAAGACCGAGGTGAACGCGAGGCCGTGAGCGACATTGGCGCGTGTGTGCGGCTGCTGCTGACGGTCCCAGTTGTTGCGACGCAGGACCCGGAGGGCGTCCAGCTTCTCGTCCTCGTCCTGCCCCTCGATCCGGGCGCCGAGGAAGTGGATGGACTGCGCGACCGAGCTGACGACCAGCTTGCCGAAGGGGGCCGGCGCACGACTGGCCAGATCCAGGTACTCGCGCCCGCCCTCGGGCTTGTTCGTGTGCCGATCCTGGTTCTCCATGTTCGCCGGGATGAACGGCTTGCCGCCCTCGTGGTCATCGGACTTCTCGAGGCTCGCCTGGCGGCCCGTGGTCCAGAAGTCGACCATGATGGCCTGGTTGCGCTGGCGGACCAGGCTCGGCAGGCCCTGGATGATGCGCTCGCGGGCGATCGACGCGCGATTCTGGAGGCTGAGCTCCTTGCGGCGCGCGGCCTTGCTTCGCTTCGACACGGATCAGTCCTTCTCGTAGGTTCGTCTGGTCAAGGCTACCACCTCAGTACCCCCACACCTCGCCGCTGCGCGGCGGCTCCTTCTCCACCGTCTGGTTCAGGTGGATCCGGCGCATCATGCGGGCGCCGACGGCGCAGACCGCGAGGTCGACCTTGTTGCTCGAGGAGCGGGACTCCTTCGACAGCGAGGTGCCCCACTTCGTCGGGTACTGGCGGGCGTTCAGCAGGTGCTGCACGAGTGCGGGGTTGCCGTCGATCTGGAACCGCGGCTCGAACTCCTCGACGTCGTTCTCGGCGTGCATGTCCTCGACGAACTGCTCGGCGCCGGCCACGAACAGGCCCGCGCGCTCGGGGCTAGTCATGTCGAACATGACCGCGTGCGTGCGGTGTCCGGTCTTCGTCGCCCAGAGCTGCAGCCGGGTCGAGTAGGTCTGCATCCACAGGTCGCAGTACTCGTCCCAGTAGCGCGAGCCGTCCTCGTCGTCGGTCGTGTGCGAAGGGTCGAACCAGAAGCCGACGATATTGAAGCGCTGGAACGCCTCCTTGACGCGCTCGTTCACCGCGGCGCGCGGCGCGAGCCACTCCTCGCCGCGCTTGCCCGGCGGCCGCTGCCAGACGCCGATGAAGAAGACGAAGCCGTCGGAGAGGCGGCACCCGACGAGGGCGGTGGAGTCGTCGTTCTTCGAGCCGTCGCCGAACATGACGATCTCGTCGTCGGGGTCGATCAGCGACCAAGCGGCCTCCATCCAGCCGGCGCTGGTCTGGTCGACGATGCCCCTCACCTCGGGGGACATGGCCGCCTTCAGGGCGGCCGGGTCGATGTAGACGTCCTCGGGCGTGGTGCTGACGTTGAAGTAGAAGCGCTTGGCGTCGCTGGGCGGGTCCTCGCCGGACAGGATCGAGTTCGTGATGGACTCGTACATGCCCGAGCCGAGCCAGGTCGCGTCGCCGCGGATCGAGGAGACCACCGCGCTGAGCCACGCGCGCTGCATGATCTCGACGGTCTCCTTGTAGAGCTCCTCGCTCATGTCGGCCGGCTTCTCCGGCCGCCGGCGCCACGGGGTCAGGCGAGTCTCCTCGTCGGCCTCGAGCGAGTCGTAGAGCACGCGGGTGTCGACGCGCAGCCCGGCCTTGACCTCCATGTAGGCCTCGCGCTGGACCTGGGCGTAGGAGTGCTCGTGCGGGGCGTAGGCGTTCGTGATCGAGAGTCGTCGAGCCTGGCCGCCCTTGGCCTTGGTCGCGTTGCGGTTCGCGGCCTGAGCCATCGCGAGGCCCTGGTTGCTCTCGACGAAGTGGTGGGTCTCGTTCAGGATCACGAACGAGGGGCGGTTGCCCTCCATGGAGCGGGGGCTCTTGGTCACGGCCTCGATCTGGCGCCGGCCGCCGTAGGCCGACACCGAGAGGGCGTTGATCTTGATCCGGTACTTCTTCTTGAAGTCCTCGGAGATGATCTGCAGGAACAGCTTCATCGTGTTCTGCGTCTGCTTCTGGCTGACGGCCGCGACCTGGACCCAGGCGGCCGGGTTCTCCTTGGCCACGGGGTCGCCGCGGTACAGGCCCTTGTCGGGCATGTCGACGGTGGCCCAGCCGGCGAAGCGGCAGGGGCCGACGAGCTCGACGAGGCTCAGGACCGCGGCGATCGGGTCCTTACCCCAATAACCACCCCTTGAGTCGTTGCAGGACGGCGTTGCGCCAGACGAAGGCGCCCTGCTCGTCGACCTCGTAAAGCCACAGGATGAAGCGGCGCTGCTCTGCGGTGAACCGCCACGGCGTGTCATTGTCGGGCATGAGGAGGTTGTCCTCAGCCCATTTGATGATCTGCCAGCCAAGGGAAAACTTGGGCAGCAGGAACTTGCCGTCATCGCCACGAGCCCACGTGGGGCCGTGGACGACCGGGGTGAACTCGTACTTCGGCGGAATCAGTCGGCCGAACGCGTCGCGCTCCAAGGGCTTTAGAAAGTCTCGAACCACGCCTGCCTTGGCAAGGTTCGATGTGCTTGAACTCAAGGGGTGCTTACCTCCCTTCGGGGACTCAGGGCGGGGGCACCGCCATCGAGGTAGCGCCATGCGCTAAGGAACTTGGCCTTCTTGCGAGCGTTGCAGTACCTGGCATCGGATCGCTTGCCTGCGAGGCTAGCCTCGCAGTTTCCGCACTGACGCATGGGTCAGTCGTTCCCGACCGCGGCCGCGCGGTGGTCAGCGATGTTCGTGACGCTGGCGTCGTCGGCGTCAAGTGCCTGGATCTGGGCCGCGCGCTTGATCTCGAGCTGGGAGCGCCGGCGATCGCCCTCGGTCATGAGCAGGGCCGTGAAGCCCTTCAGGTACGCCGAGAGGGAAGCGCCCTTCAAGGGGATGTAGTCCTTGACGACCTCGCCGGTCTCGGTGATACCGACGACCTGCTCGCTGAGGTCGCGCGAGATCGACTCACACATCAGGTACGCGACGGACCAGTCGGAGGCCTCGTAGTACACGCACTGCGCGGACTCGGCGAGGCTCTCGTACATCATCTTCGCCGTCGGATGCCAGTCAGGGTCCGGTGCGGGGCGCTCGACCTCGGCCTGGATGAGCTGGGCGACGTCGAGGGACTCGATCGGGATCTCAGGCGCGTTCTTGCGCACTCGCTCCTCGGAGCGGAGCGGCACGGGCCCGCGGGCGCCGGTCATCCGACACCCCCGAAGATCTCCTCAGCCGTGACCGGCTTGGCCTTCTTCGACTGGGTCGACTTCTTTGCAGGCTTCGGCGGCTCAGGCTTGTCGGCAGGCGTTTCTCCCTGCGATTCCGGGGAATCGTTCTTTGCAGGGTCGCCGCCGGCAGCAGTCGGGTCCGACTGGGGATCGGGCGCATCGGGAGACCCGCCCTCGTCGGGGGCCGCTGCCGGCGACTCGGGCGTTGCAGCGCCCTGGTCTGGTGCCTGGGCCTTACTCGGACCCCCCGCCGGATCGGCGGTTTCACCGGGCACAGCGCCAGGCTCTGCGGTTGCCGCGTCGTCCGTCGACGGCGCAGCTGCAGGGTTGGGGTCCTTCCGTTCGCGGGGGACCGGCGCCGTCGCGCCCGCCTCCATGAACTGGAAGTTGCCCCGGGGGTCCATTCGCGCGTCGCGGTCATGGACGAATCCCGCATCGCCGTAGGCCCAGATCAGGATCTGCGTCTTCGGCGAGTTGCGGAGCAGGGAGCGCAGCTCGGCGCGCCATGCGGGGATGTCCCGACGTCGGAAGAACTCGGGCAAGACGTGGACCTTGGCGGGCCGGGAGCCGGTGAGCCCCCGTCGGCTCCACACCATCGCGGAGGCCTTGAGGCCCTCCTGAGCGCGGAACTCCGAAGCCTCGCGGGGCGAACCCGCGATGATCTTCTCCTGCATCATGCCTCCTCAGGCACTCGGTCCAGCTTGGTCGGGACTGGGTGACTCTGGCCCTCTGCCGGGGTCACGCCTCGAGGGTATCACACGACGGCGAAGGCCCCGCCCTCCGAGGAGCGGGGCCTTCTTGAGGGTGCGAAGCCCTGTCATACAACCACCTCAAGGGTACCACACGACGGCGAAGGCCCCGCCCTGTGAGGAGCGGGGCCTTCGTCGGAAGGAGGTTCACCATGAACACCGGGTGTGCGGCCGGTACGACCGAGCCTACCACATGGGCCGGGCGACGCACAACCACGGGTTTCGTAGCATCCAGCGCTACAATCCGGGTACCAGCGGGATGTCGCAGAGGTGGGCCGTGAGCGGGTCGCTCCGGTCGAGCAGCTTCGTCCCCCGGGCGTCGGCGATCAGCATGTGGCCGCGGTCGCTGGTCGATCGGATGAGCCGGCCAAGGCCCTGTACGGCGCTGACGCGCATCATGTCGTCGTAGCGCCGGAAGTCCTGGCTCGCGATCTTCTTCGTGACCGGATCCTGGCCGGGGTAGGGCAGCGCCCAGAGCACGACGAGCGTCAGGGCGTCGCCCGGCACGTCGAAGCCGGTCTTGAAGCTCTCCATGCCCACGAGGACGCGCTTCTCCCAGCCGGGCTCCTGCTTGAACCAGTCGGTCAGCTCCTCGTTGGTCCACTGCTCGTCGGTCTGGGCGCGCACCTCGGTGGCCATCAGGTGTCGGCCGAGGTAGTCGCCGATGAACTCGCAGTCGCGGCGACTGTTCACGAGGACCAGTGTGCCGCCGTCGGTCTTCTCGATCGCGTCGAGGACGTCGTCCATGCGCGCGCGGAAGTTCTCGCTCGAGCGGCTCGCGAAGTCACCCTTGGCCGAGCTGATCTTCAGCGTCGCCTGCTTCGCGTAGTCGAACGGGTGGCCGACGTCGATGAAGCGCGCGTCCGGCACGCCCAGAGTCTTCGCCATGGTCTTCGGGATCGTCGCCGAGACCAAGCCGAACGGGCGGGCGCTCAGCGTCTGCCCGGCGGCCGCGGCCACCGAGGTCCACTCGAGCTTGATGGCGCCGTCGGTGCAGTGCATGACGCACGCGTCGATCGGGTTGCGCATGCGAGCGACAATGTCGACGGCCGCCTTGTGCGTCTCGCGCGCCTGGCGCCCGACCCCGTCCGGCAGGTTGACCCCGGCGATCGCGAGGAGCGCCTTGACCGGGAAGTTCGGCGACTCCTGCAGCAGCCGGCCGTCGCCCTGCTTCTCGATCCAGGCGGCCAGCTCGCCCGCCGCGCCGCCGGCGAACTTGAAGTGCTTCAGGCGGGCCGCCGAGAGCGAGCGGGCGGCGTAGTCGCGCATCTTCGCGTCCAGCTGGTGCGCCTCGTCGACGAACAGCGCGCCGTGCGGGTTGAAGATCTCCGCGTCGATCGGCGCCAGCAGCCGGTCGTTGATCAGCCAGAAGTCCGTGTTCGTGACGACGATGTTCGCCTCGCGCGCGGCCATCTTGGCACCCTGGTAGTGGCACTCGTGCTCGCCGGCGGCCACGTCGACCTCCTTGCAGCCGACGTCCTCACCCCAGCAGCCGATGTCGTACGGCACCTGCAGCATCTGCGCGCGCCCCTCGGACTTCTCGCACCAGTAGTGCGCCTTGCCGCGCAGCTCGGTGATGTCGAGGTTGAAGGCGCGCGCCGCGTTCGGGACGTCCTTGGCCATGTACTGGTCCATGAGGACGCGGGTCGGCGTCACGATGAGCGACTGCCGGCCGCTGGCCTCGTAGTGGTGGGCGGCCGCGGCCAGTACGGCCAGCGACTTGCCGACGCCGGTACCGGCCTGGGCGATCACGCCGCGCGTGTCGGCGTACGTGAGCGCCTGGAACAGCTTGTCCTGCGGCGCCCGGTGCTCGAAGCCGACGGCGTCGAGCAGCCTGTCAAGATGGGTCATGGTGGTCTCCTTCCGAGAGACATTCAGGGGTCAATTCGACAGTCAGTTGTCGCTGGAACCTCGGTTCATCGCCTTCATGAAGTCGTCCGGCGTCATCGGCCCCTCGGGGGCATCGGCGAACGCCCAGCCCTTCACCGGCGTGACGCTCTGGCCAGGCATCAGCACGGCGTTCGCCGTCGGGTGCAGCTTGGTCAGCATCGACTTCGTCATCTTCCGACGCGCCTGTGGGGCCTTGCCGGGCGGGTAGATTGCGACCCCGCGATCACGGAGCTCGCCGTAGAGGCGCGGCGGCGCGAACGGCTTGACGTGCGAGCCCCGCTCCTCCGACCAGAATCGCTCGAACCGCTCGTAGATCTCCTGCAGCGGGATCCACTGCTCCTGATCCTCGTCGTCGGAAATCTTGCGCAGACAGGACTCGATGAACTGGCCAGTGGTGTCGAACTCGCTGACCCATGCCTCGGTACTGGAGGAGACCTCGGGGCCCGCGAACTTGGGGGGCGGGAGAACGCAGCCGGCTGCAATGAACTTCCTAGCACCCTCGACGGCCCAAGCGAACACCGCCTCCAGCGCGCTGCGCTCCGTGCGCAGGCGATGCTCGATCGTGGAGTCCTGCTTCTCCTCGGGGACAGAGGTCGTCATCGGGATCGCGCGCAGGCGGCGGTAGATCGCGTAGTCGGACTCGGAGATCCGGGGCAGCGAGTTGGCGTTGATGATGACGCTCGCCGTCGGATCCCACTCGCGGAACGCCTGGTACTTCGGGTCGCCGCCCTGCTTCCCGCCGCCGACCAAGCGCTTGATCGTGGCCGCGTCCAGTTGGCCCTCGCGGGCGAGCTCCTCGAACAGCACAAGGCGCTTGCCCTCGAAGGCGGCGACCATCTTGTGCCCCTTGCCGGCCATGATGTCGGCCAGGTCGGACCCGCGGCCGGCGAAGCCGTAGGTGCCGATCGCCGCGATGAGAGCGCCGAGCAGTGTCGTCTTGCCGTTGCCGCCCGGGCCATGGAGCAGGGTGAGCCGCGGGTCGTGGTGGCCGGTGATCGCGGCGCCCAGAACCAGCTGCAGGTGCTCGACCACCTCGGCCGGGTGGATGCTGAGCACGCGCTTCAGGTCCGGGTGGCTGACGCCCTGATGGTACGACGCACGCGTGATGCCCGTGACCAGCATCGACGGGTCATGCTCCGTCACCTCGCCGGTCTCGAGATCGAGCAGGCCGTCCGGGGTGTTGATCACCGTCGCGACGGCGTCGTACTGCACCTCGGTTGCCATGGCCGAGTGGGTCGAGAGTTTGTCCAGGACCTTCTCGGCCGGGCGCGCATACTCGGCGGCGATGGCCTTCGAGTACGCGGTCAGGCGCTGGGCCGCGGGGTCGCCCTTGGTCGGCGCCGGCTCGTAGAGCATCGGCTGGGCGCCGAGGAGGCTCGTGACCTCGATGCCGGCCACGGCGCCACTGTAGTCGCGGACCCAGCGCTCGCCGTTCCATGCCATCCAGGCGCCGGGGACGCGCCGGACGGTGGGCTGGAGCACCTCGGCGATGTCGGCGATGACGTCCGCGGCCGAGCGGAAGCGGTCACCGAAGCGCCGCTCGAGCGCCGGCCAGATGCGGCCGTCGTAGGGGTTGCGGACCACGGGCCCGTCGTCGGACTCGGGCAGCGGCTCAGCGGCGGCTGCCTCGGTAGGGTCCGGCTTCGGGAGCGCCTCCATCATCAGCGCCGTGGCGACGTCGGTCGGGATGTCCGAGCCGTCCGGCTGGTCGACGGCGGCCGCGAACATGTTCAAGCCCTCGCCGAGCGACTTGCCACCGTCGTGCGGCAGGTTCTCCTTGAGCCGGTCGATCAGGTCGGTCGGCATGAGCGGGGACCATGGCGCGTTGCAGAGGCGAGCGAGGTACTTCGTGTGATCGCGGATGCCCTCGTGCCAGCCGCGGCCGTCCTCGTCGCGGGCGCCCTCGGGCAGCGACTTCAGCCGCTCGAGCTTCTCGAGGGTCCGGTCCACCTCGGAGGCGACGTGGAAGTCGACCAGCTGGCGGATCTCGGGGCTGAAGGTGTCGTACTCGGAGCGATCGCCGCCGGCGATGCCCTCGGCGTCATCCTCGCGGACGACGTGCGTCAGGGCCTCGAGCCACGCCTGGGGGAGCGCGGGCAGTCGGTCGATCGGGGGGAACGAGACGATGTCGGGGTAGTCGGTCGACGGGACCCACTCGTAGGCGTGGCCGTCGGGATGGATGGACGGGGGAGCAACCAGGTAGCGGTGGTGCCGCTGGATGATGTCGACGTTGGGACCGAAGAGGTGGTTGAGGCTCTCCACGAGGATCGTACCAGACGGGACCCGGAACAGGTAGTGGCCGTGGCCCGGGGTCTCCTTCGAGGCCGTCGACCGGCCCAGCATCGGGAGCTTGCCCAGGGCGTTCACTGCCGCCACCATCGTGGTCACGCCCTCGCCGCCGCGGGTGGCGTCGACGTCGATCGCGATCACCGTGTCGGGCAGGCGCAGCGCGATGTTCGCGTCCGGCCGGTCGACGCACCACTCGCGGACCTCGTCGATCGTCGCGTCCTTGCCGGTCTTGCCCGTGTAGCCCTCCAGGGGCGGCCACTTCGCGCGGGCCGGCAGCGGGATCGGCGAGTAGCCGCGCTCGAGGTAGGTCAGCGCGTTCTGCGCGTAGACCAGCTCGGTGGTCTCGTCGTCTTCGTGGGTCATGCACACCTCCGTGGTCTCGCCGGTCCTCCAACCGGATGGCCAGCCTAGCACGCGGCTGGTCCCGGGGATCGAGCTCTGGGCCCCCGTGGGCCGCTACCCACCCTACCTTCGAATCTACCTGACGTCAAAACGACAAAGTGGGTTTCCCATTCTTCCTGAGATTCCAGCCAAAAAGCAACCCCCTACCTTACCTACCTACTTTTCTCTCTACCTCTAACTAGGAGAGGAGAAAAAAAGAGAAGAAGAAGGAGATAGGGCCTCTATAGGCTCCCTATAGAGAAAGGAACTTGTGAGGGGGTCGTAGGTCAGGTAGGTAGGTATCGCTGCAATTCCAAGGAGAAAGCTGGATTCAAGGGTAGGCACCCTGGTGAGGTTTTTGAGGTTCCGGGTAAGGCGACCCTAACCAGCATCTGCCTTAGGTAGGTAGGTAGGTTAGGTAGTCTCACGATGTGGACAGATCCCGGGGCTGCCGGCCGGACCCCGAAAAAGTTGTTGTATGCCCCTAATGAGAACCGTTGTCAGAAACTTCAAAACCCGTAATCGACTCCACCTGCATTGCGTACCGGGCGGGGGCGGCGGGCGGCAAGGGGAACCCCCGGGGGGTGTAGCAAGGCGACCCCCAGCTCCGCCGTGTCTGTCAAGGCCATGTCCACGATGTGAGAGGTTTCGCCCCATGTCTCAGCATGTGAGATAGCGCATTGACACGATCCAGGGCAGGGCACAGGATGGAGTCATGAGCACACACACCGCCCCGATGCCGCACAGTGCATGCCCGTGCACCACGTCCTACGATCACGTGGCCAGCACTGTGGCCCTGCCCGGTGGGCACGTAGTGGAGATCACGCCCACCAAGGCACAGGCCCTCATGAGCAAGGCCCCCATGGACAGGCCCACTCTGCTGGGGCACGTGTTCCACACCGGTGCACGGACCCCCGATCAGGTGGCCTATGTGACGGACACCCTCGCGATGGACTTCCCCGACTGCGAGCGCACCGCACACACGCCCCTCCCTGAGGGCGGGACGCGCATCGTCCTGACCCTCATGGACTGACCTGCACACCTTGGTTACGGGCCTGACCCACCCCGCGCGCCGGGCCCGTTTCCTGGATTGGCAGATTCGCCAGACCATCACCAACGAAGCGAACGCTTCGCATTCACAAGGAGAATGACCATGATCAACACGAACCACACCTACCGCCGCACCGATGAGCAGATTGCCGAGCGCATCGAGAAGCGCGGCCGCGCGACCAAGGCGCGCCGAGCCGAGCGCCGCGAGTTGTCCAACGTCCGTCGCCAGTACGTGAACCGCTGAGAGGACGAGACCGATGCGTAAGCTCACCTTCGCCGCGCAGGCCACGGCACTGGCCGCCGCGATCGTCGTCGGCCCCGTGTTCATGGCCCCGCTCATCGGCCCCCCGTCCCCGGCGTCCAACGTGGCGCCGAGCGCGAGTCGCACGGCGCTGGACGCTCATCCCGAGTGCACGACGGGCGACGGCCCTGAGGGTGTGTGGCCCGACGCGGCCCTCATCGAGCAGGGCGGCATCGTGACGAAGTCCGCCGACGTGGACCTCGCCCTCAGGGTCGCCTTTGGCGAGGCGCACCGCCCCGACCTCACCATCGTCGCGTTCTGCTGGGAGAAGTGATCACCATGGCCGAGAAGCACGAGTGCGAGAGCACCGAGTCGGACACGCACAGCGACGACATGTACGTCGTCTACACGGGCAAGCGCGAGCCGCGCTACCTCTGCGGCTACCACGCGACCCGCGAGGGAAAGCTCTTCTAGTCTCACTGACTGAGACGGCGCTTGACATGGCCCTGACCCAGGGTCCACGCTTGAACTACAAACACACACCCCGCGAGGCGAATGCT